ATGAAATATGACATTGAGTACACCACATCTGATCACATCCACTTATCTTAAATATTAATGAACTACACCCCGGACATGGTTTTGAATCTTTCTTTAAAGCTTTTGCTGTTGCTAAAGTATTTTCATTGCATTCGTGTTCTTCCTCTTTCACTTCCAAACATTCATTACATACTTCTATCTTACATACTGCACATTTCCATTGAGAAGATAAATATCCTTTACAATCATTATCTGGACAAGCTCTCACAAATTTCTTTTCTTCTTCTTCTTTTTTCTTCCCATCGGGGTCTCCTCCTTTTTTTACTATATCTATATTTCTTACTAATGTATTTCTCGTTGTTCTTACATTAACCAATTTAAGATAAAGTGTTTCTATATTATTGTCTAATTCTTTCACTTCTTTCTGCCATTTATTTACATTTAAATAATTCTCTACCGCAGTCATTGTTTCTGGTATTTTCGCCTTTTCTCCCTCAAATAACATAAATTTTCTATGAACTCTATATTTCGTATGCATAAAATTTCCTAATTTTTTATCACAATCCGCATCATCCCATTGGGTCTTACAACTCATACAATGTGGTAATGCCGTTTGTGTTAATAAATATGTCTTTATACATTCTATACAACATTCAAATTGACAAAATCCACAACCTACTTTTTTCCTTTTAAAATCTGTATATGTATCAGCACATATTACGCAATCATTTGCGCTCATTTTACTTAATACTAGGGAAGCCATTATTATTAAATATATATATTATTATTTATTTACATCAATTTTTATATAAATAAAAAGTTATCATATGTTATATGAGTGCAACTGATTTTGATGTTAAAAATTATAATACACAAGAATTATTAAGTATTTTAAATATTGAACATAAAATACCTTTAACTAAAGCTTTAATCATTGATGAAACTCAAAAAAAAATTGATAAATTTGACAACAAACCCATCTTTAAAGCTTTTTTCTTTGAAGTTCGGAAAAAATTATTAGCCGAAAAAGACGATTTCAATACACAAAATAAATACGAAGAAGATGATTCTAATTATGCGGAAGCTACCGAACTTATTAAAAACGCTTCTATGAAAAAACAATCTACAAAGAATACTATTTTAGATGATGATAAATTAATTATTAAACCCAACGATGTTCCACAACAATTCTCTCAATCTGTATTTTACTCTCAAGGGACTAAGAATCCTACCAAAATTCATACTATTGAACGAATATTAAACTTTGATAGTCATTATAGAACTATTCTTGACCCTAATTCTGTCAGTTGTGGGGACGAAATTAGATTAAACTCCAATATTAGATTAGACTCCGCAACCAATTTCACTGTTAATTTAGCCCAACCATTACAAAATGTCGTCAAAATGAAACTTAAATCTCTTGAAATTCCTTTATCCTGGTACAATTTCAATAAAGATTACGGCACTAATTATTTCACTATTGATATTGATAATTCCTTAAATTCCATCTTCATTCCAGAAGGTAATTATCCTGACGCCACTACCCTCATCAATAATCTAAATACCGCATCTGATGAACATTCCATCATATTTTCTCACGAACCCCTCACTAATAAAATCACTATCATTAATAATAATTCTTCTGACATCATCATCAGTTGGTACATTGAAGACCAAATTATTCAAGAATGCAGTAAGGGTGGTTGTGTCGGTCAAAAAGTTGATTATAATTTAGGTTGTCTACTCGGTTTTAGACATAAAGATTATATCATTGAACCTACCAAAACTGTTACTGGTGAGGCATTATTAGATCTTTTGGGTAGCAAATATATTCTTCTCTCTCTTGATGATTTCTGTAATAGTAAACCCAATCAAGATTTATTATCTAACGTTAGTAATAAAAATAATTTCTCACTTCCCGCATATTATAATAAAGAAACCATGGGTCCCAATTCCTGTCCCCCTAATCAATTTCCTGTCTTAAATGCTTGTAGTGGCGCTGGTATTAAAAATATGGATTTAAGCAGTAATCTAACTGAAAAACAACGATATACCATTGACCAATTACGATTAGCTATGGATGGAAAACCTGCTGATAGATATACCAGCCCCAATTCCACTGATATTATTGGTAGAATTCCTATTTCTAGAGATCCCACCTCCTCCTTTCAAAATATTGTTTATACAAATTTAGATGAAAAATCCGATAATAGAATATATTTCGGACCTGTTAATTTATCTAAATTTCGTATCAGATTACTTAATGATAAAGGACTCATTCTTAATCTTAATAATATGGACTGGTCTTTCAGTATTATTGTTACTCAATTATATCAATATTAGCTTAATACACAACATTCATAATAATTTCTTCTCCCTTCTTTATCTATTTCACATCTATAACCGTCTTTTATTCCACATAAACCTTTATCCATATTTTCATATATATGTGTTGTTATCATATTTAAACAGTTTCTTGTATTTGCTCCCGTTATTGCACTCATCTCCATATATTTCCCCCCATACTCCTTTGCTAAATTTTCTCCCTCTTCTTCTGTTATCTTTCTTTCCAAATCTATCTTATTTCCTATCAATATTATTGGTATTTCTGTATCTCCCTTCTCTCTTTTATATCTTTCTATCCATACTTTTGTTGAATTTAACCCTTTCCTACTTGATAAATCCATTACTACTATTGCACACGCCGCATCACTAAAATATGCATGTATTAAGGGAAAAAATGCTTCATCTCCCGCACAATCCCACATATGTATCTTTATCATTTTATCTTCTATTGTTTGTGTTGTTGCTGTAAATTCTACCCCTATTGTTGATTCCACTTCTTTACAATCCTTACCTAACATTCTATTCACTAATGTTGACTTTCCTGACCCAACCTCTCCTATTAATATTATCTTATATCTATAATCATATCCTATTATATTCATAATTATATTATATCCTCATTATTATTTTATATTTATATTTATATGAATAATATTTCTGGCGGTAAAAACTTAAAAAAAAACACCACCATTTCTTATTACATTAAAGATCAATTCGGCACCAAAGCTCAAGTTAGTATGGATAAATTCCGTGCTATTTCACTTGTTGATGGTAATAACTTAATTACCGATATTCCTGCTAATCATAAAATACGAAATTTTGTTAAAAACGAATACTTAAGAAGATTACATATTCTTTTAGATAAATCCAAAAAAGCACAAGCTCTTTTTAAAGAATTTAATCATTTTTCCCATACAAATATTGATAAACTTAATATCATCAAAATTCAAAATACCTTTTTTCATATCATTAATAATATTTAATATATTTTCATTTAAATATAATTCTTATATTTAATTTAAATGAAAAAAACTTCTCTTTGTCTTTGGCTTATGGCTATATTACCGGTATTAATTTATGGTAATCAACCTCAATGTTCTCATAACACTGTTCAACATTGCACTCAAACTGATATTAATAGTGCTTGGATCAGAGTTCCTTGGTCTCATGGTGGTGTTTATTATCATAACACTCTAACTAAAGAAGATAGAGATACTATGCCTTCTCAAAATTAAAACAATAATTTATCTATTGTTGTTCTTACACAAAATATCCTATGTATAAATATGCTTAGTATAAAACACATCATTAATATCAAATATATATTAGTCTTTGGTATTATATAAAATTGTATTGCCTTTCCCAATATTATTGTGAATATTAAATCTATCAACGCAATATCTAATATTCTATATTTATGAAGTCCTTCATTTGGCTTTCCAAATATATTCTTATATTTACAAAAATATAACATTAATACTTTACATTCAATATAGAAAATATTTCTTTCGCATATACCTCCTGATCTATTATCAATTTCATCATGGTTTCCTCATGTTTTTTTAAACCCTGCCTCATCTTATTAAACAACCTTTTTATACTAGGCCCATAATTCTTCAATTTATTAAATATTTCTACATTACCAAAATCACAATTATCATTTTTCAATAATACATTTAACGATGTTATGGCCAACTTTATATATGTTGGATCTCTCTTCAAATTATGTAAAAACATTATTGGTTTATTATTTCTAAATTCCATACTAAAATCTTCTCTTCCTATTATTCCTGTATTTAAACTTATCAATAACCCCCCCTGAACATCTTCATTATTCTCCACATCTCTATAAAATTTCTCTATCTCTTTCTTCGGAACATTACTAGCATAATTCTTTATATCTAACAAATAATTTAAACTATTCTCTCTATCATGTATCACTATATCTCCTCTCCCCGATACACTATGAGTATCCTCTATCTCACATGTTGGAAATAATTGATTACATACATGAATCCCAAATTCTTCTCCATCTACTCCCTTTTTCTGTGAATGATTATTTCTTAATATATATTCATCCTTCTCCAATCTTATCTTATTTATTCTATCTTCATAATCCGTCTTCATCTTATCATATCTATGTGACCAAAAATCCCTCTCTTTATTTTCTGCCTCTGAAATCTTTGATATTAAATTATTATTTATACTTGACTTCTCATCTTTCAAATTTTCTATCCTCATATTTAACTGATTTATTTGTCCCTTATATAATGTCTCCAACTTCTGGTTTATTTGTTTCTCCGATATATCCAATTCTTCCTTATTCTTCTCTATCATCTCCGCTCTTAATTTTTTCTCATCCCTCACCTCCTCCCTCCTCTTATCTAATTCTTTCCTCAACTCTTTTATCTTTTTCTCATAATCTAAATTATTCCAACTTCTTTTACTCTCCTCACATACTTTTATTGTTTTTATACCTAATTCTATTATTTTCTCCATATCTTTGATCCCATATGTCATAAATTTTGTGGTTATCTCATTATTTTTTAAATATACCTCCACTAATTCCTCTTCTTCATCACTCATTATATATACCTTTGTCTTTCTTTTAAATTATTTTCCTAATATATCTCGCGTATTTGCTGTCCATGCACAAATTTTACATTGATCCACCCAAAAACATCCATCTAAAAACGGATATCTAAACATTTTTTCCGCACAACATAGCTCTTTACACGTAACACATCTTAATCTACTATCTTTACTCAAATATGTCCATATCTTTCTTCGCAAATCATCATTATTCATCACTTCACCAACGGAATCCATTATGTAATATTTATTAATAAATATTAAATAAATATTACGAGTTATAAATATTAATGGAATTATTGAAAACACATACTAAAGAAAGAATGGATATGATCCTTGAACCCTTACAGGTTATGATTCAATTATCCTTATTATCCCATTGCCCCAGTGGCACTAAAGTTAGTGTCTCTGAAAATTTATTACATATTCAACAACCTTCCTATGCACAAGGTGTTATCAGATATTGGCATAATGATAAAAAAGATGACCTTTATTATCTTTTCAATGCTATCCGCAGATACTACTGCTGGTATAAATCTCAAAATCATAAAATTTTTAATTATATTTTAGATGGATCCATCAAAGGCATTGATAATTTAATTGAAACTTATAGAGCTTCTGACCAACATACCATCACACACACCCTCTCTCTATACAAAAATGTTTTAGATATGGATAAAGAAGAATTATTTAAATCTTCTTCTAATACCACAACAATTGACGAAGTATTTAAAAATATTGCTTCCATTTATGATGATAAATCTCTTAAAATTATCTATAATTTATTAAAAAAATTAGAAGAGGAGCCAAATGAAACTAATAAACAATCCTACATTAAATCCTTATATTTCTTCTTACAGCCCGTCAACTCTGAAATCAAAACATGGATCAACTCCAATCTCTCTCTTTAACATTTCCATTTTGGATCTGGCGATTTTATATAAGATGGTGCATTCCCATAATTCATCAATAATTCTTCACCTACTCCTATATCTTTCTCCGCATATAGCAACCATTTCTCTCCACTCTGATATTGTTCTGTATTTGCTCTATTACAATGATTTATCATTGCTCCCGCCGGTGTTACCTTCTTATTTATTATTGTTGTAAATAAATATTTTCCTTCTTTAATTACTTCTCTAGTAAATACCCCCCTTCCTGCTCCTTTTATTTTACTATCATCACTATATAAACTACTCAATATTCTATCACTATCTGATAATTCTTTAAATAATAACGCCGTTGCTATTACTAAAAGACTTACAACTATTATACACATTTTCCTACTTTCCATATATTATTACTTTTTATTTTTTTTTCTCATTGCTATTTTCATATTTAAGGCAAACTCACCCGGAAAACTCTCCACCTTCTCCGGTTGTTCTTTCGGACCATTTATCATCTCTTCATATGGATTATCTAGGTCTATTAGATCTGATAATCCTATTCTAAAATTTGTATAATAAAATCTTGATAATGGATGTGTATCTGGTATTTTCAATATCACCTTCTTATTACTTTCCATTCTTGAAAATCTATTCACCCAATCTTTTGAGCATTGTTTTCTACATAATTTACACATTTATTAATTACCGGATAGTCATTTTCTTCGTGTCAATTTTCTTTTATTACATACTATTCTTCTTGTTTTCTTTCTTTTTCCTCTTCCTTTCTTTCGCCTTCTTCTTGTTTTCCTACGTCTTCCTCCTATTCCTATATTAGGCATAACCGTCATTGGACTTTTTACTGGTTCATGTTTTTCCATTGGCTTCATTACTACTGGGGATTCGCTCTC